TCACTCCAAATAAGACACTTATAGAAAATGCGAAACGTGAGTGCACAATCGTCAGCAATCTTGGGAATTCCATTCCTAACTTTTTAGATGATTTCGAAGAAAATGACGGTATATACATGACTACGTACAACACTCTATCAAATAACGTTGAAGAACTCAAAGCTTGGTTGAATCAGACTCCTAATTCGTTGGTTATATTTGACGAAGCACATCTGTTGAAAAACGCAAATACAAAAATGTCAGAAGCATCTCTAATCATTCAGAGATCATCACCAGATTTGAGAGTCATTTATTCAACTGCAACAGCAGCATCAAAAGTAAAGGAACTACATTACATGGAAAAACTTGGACTATGGGAGAATGATCATAAAACATTCTGTAAAAAACTTGAAAAGTATGGAACACAGGCAGTTATATTTATTGCACTTCAACTTAAATATAACGGAAAGATTTGCGCTCGTAATCTCGGTTTTGATGGAATCAAAATAGACGTAAGCAAATACATTTTGTCGAAGGAAGACCGCAAGTTTCACGACACGATTGTAAAAAGAATTAAGCAGAAGAGTAGCTCTTTGCAGGGCGTTGATTACCTAAACTTTTTCAATTACTTCTTGACATCTTTCAAATTGAAACATACAATCAAATTGATAGAAGACTCTATTCTGGAAGGTGAGTCTGTAATAGTCAGCCTAAACTTCACAGGTGATTCGGCAACAAAGAAAGGATTTTCATCAAATGTGGTTGAATTGCTAAACAGATACGACATTCGCACAGATGGTTTCGAATTCAAATCCAATCCAATCGACTATCTTATTGAATATTTTGGTTCAGATCAAGTAGCGGAAGTTTCTGGAAGAACACATCGATGCAAGTTTGATAATGGTGTCATGACAAAGATCAAAAATTCACCGGTGAAGACTGAGATAAAACGATTTACAGAAGACGTAAAGCCGATTGCTATAATTACAAGAGCTGGATCTGCAGGCATATCTCTCAATGGAAAACGAAATCGCCATCATATAATACTTGAACTTCCCAAAAGTGCGGACGTGTTGACACAGCAGTTTGGACGCGCATATAGAGCAAACAGTTCAATTCCACGTTACACAATTGTGACTACAGATATCCCAAGTGAACTTCGATTTATAAATGGAATTCAGAAGAAATTGGAAAGTCTCGGTGCGATTTCTAAAGGCGACTCAAAAACGGGAATGTTAAATAACACGAAAATTGGATGTGATTCAATATCTAATTACGCATACAGTCAATTCAATCTCGATTTCCAACTACAATTTGCTATGAATTGGATGAATGCCAATAATGATAACCTGGAAGAATATTGTTTGAATAATATGGTTCAAGGATTTGATGAGTTCGATTCTTATTTAAGATATCACGCAGCATACTTTTTCACGAACCTCCTGGCATCGGTCAATCAATTTGTATTTCGAACAGAATTATATTCTGATTTTGATCACATTCGCGATAACACAAATTGGGTATTAACAAGGTACACACGATGGAATGCAAGAAATTGGAGATATTCGTGGAATAGTTTCACACGAAGATTCGAACAACCATACGAGAAAGTGATTTTGGTTTATCGGGCTATTTTCCAAGGAATCAAAAAGTATATACCTAAATTTGAAGATAAGTTCTCGGACGCCAAAAATTGGAATCCAGTAAATCACAAGGATCATACAAAAACAACAAAATGCATCGTAACAACTCTTGTGCTTTGTTCTCAGAAGTATGAATGTAGAGAGACTCTCGGTAGAATTCCGATGGATTTGTTTGGTGAAATTGTCGATTTCATATTACCGCAGAATAAAATTAGAGATATTCCACAAGAAACACTTTTTTCGAACTTTTCACCTGCACTGCTATATAACGTCAAACTGAACGATTTTTTGAATAAAACATTCATCATGAATATCGAGTGTCAACGTGCTATTTCGGACACTTTAACAGACAACGTTGTTTCTACGAGAGATGTAGAGAGAAAAAGGAATCAAATCAAAACGATTCAATCTTACATTTTGAAAGGTAAAACTGACTATTATGCAAATATTGTTAAAACTCATGAAAATGTAAATGAAATCGTTTTACACTGTAAAATTGAATCGAAATTTTCAATATCAGATTATACTGACTTTTTTCATGAACTTGTGTCATCAAATAGATTCATTAGCTTTGTGAATCATACAGATAACAAGAATAAAATATGTATGTTAGCGAAATCGGATAAGTATTACTATGAACTCTATGAACTTTGTAATAAGAAACCTATAAGGACCTTTATGAGAATGCAATGGGAGAACAAAAGAGAGTTTTATGAGGTTGTAGATAATTATGATTGGATCTTTAACACGACAGAACGTTACGAACATAAGATGAAAATATGTGATATTTCGTATCATCTTCATTTCACAATCAATGATGCAATCAAGCTATGGAATTCTTCTACCGGAATCGTCTTAAAAATCTCGAACGTTACAGATTGTAGAGACTTCATCGGCCTTTTGATGCGCGTAACACGTGAATTTCATTCCGCATTAGAATTTTAATGTTTGCTTATAGTAATGAATTCGAAACTGCAAACGATTGGTCTGTTACTGGTTATATCTATAATTTTTGCCTTTTGTTTCCAATCTACAAAGGATATCAATATCTCTGCACCGAAGCAAACAGATTCGAAAAAGAAAATCAAAAACAAAGATAATGTGATCGTGTCTGCGGATCGGAAAACTGTTTTCCTTGATCTGGAACAATCCGATTTCAATGTCGGGGACAAGTATGGCCGTGTTATCATTGAATTGTTTGATGATGTCGTGCCCAAGACAGCTGAGAATTTCTATCAACTTTGCAAAAAGAATAGGTACGCAGGCGTACCGTTCCATCGAGTAATAACGAATTTCATGGTTCAAGGAGGAGACATAGATAATCACGACGGAAGTGGAGGAAAGTCCATCTATGGAGAAAGCTTTCCAGATGAGAACTTTCTCATGAAACATACGGAAGCCGGCCTTGTTTCTATGGCGAATTCCGGCCCAGATACAAATGGAAGTCAGTTCTTTTTTACTCTCGCTCCCCAACCTCATCTCAATAACAAACATGTCGTTTTTGGAAGAGTTACTCAAGGTATGCAATATATCAACGATATAGGTAATATACCAACCGATATGAGTGATCGACCGTTACAAGATGTTATCATAAAACGAGCCGGAATAATGAATTAAAAATATATTAGTCTTATACATATATATTTTTAATCCGTTCCAAAATCAGGTTCATCATCAATCATCGAACCGTGTTGGTTGACACCTTGTGGAAAAGAAACAGATTGAGGCATAACAGGTTGCATATTTTCTCTAGCAAGTCTAGCAGCTTCTCTTTCATCCGAACGATCACCACCTTTCTTAACTTTACGTTTAATTTTTTTAAGGGTTTTCGACTTTTTAGTCTTTTTTGAAGTTTTCTTCTTCTGTTTTCTTGTAAGTCGTTTAATGACAGATTTGCTTGTGTCCGAAATAGTTTTGAGGATCGAAATAGTTTTTTTCTTCAACTTCATATTATATAATATACATATAAAAAAAAAATATATTAGACATACGTACGTGTTGAAGAATAATGGACCGTATTCCATCAGAAGTTCTGAGCGAAGAGATCTTTCAGTTCTGTCAGCTTGACAAAGAAAACACGCGATTGAGAGCAGAGAACCGTGCATTGAGGTTTTACTTTAACACGCAACGACCTTTTTATTACGTATCTTTCTGTTTTTTCCTTACCACGACATATTTCTTGTATCCGTATTCGCTTGGTCTCTGGATTATATAAGTCTCATTTAAGTCTCATTTAAGTCTCAAGCTCATGCCTTAAAATAGTTCTTTCTCATTTTCGACATTTCACAATCACTGATACGATTCTTCTGTAAGTAAGTAAAGTACTTATTGTCTTTTAGCATTTGTTCAATAAAGTTTATGGAATACATTCCACATTCAGAGTGACCAAATTGATGCTTCATTGTGTTGACATATATCTTCAAATCTATGTTCATTTTTGAAGCTTGTTTTTTCAGTTTGAACAGATATTTCTCAAGTTCTGGTGGTGGCGCATTCCCAGTCGAGTCAAAGAAATACAACTTATTTTTCTTGAGGTTCATAAACAAAGAAATCCAATGAATCCCTTCGCCCTCGTAAGTGTCTGTGTTTAAGACAGCTCCAACATTATCATATTTTGTTGTCAACTTTTTGAAAGAAAAATTGCAAAGCCCCGCAAATTCACACTTTCCTAATAGATTTTCCTTATCAAAATCAATGGTCTGCGGAAAGAATACACGAAATCTCTCGTTGCACTTCTCGTGGGTCTTCAACGCTTTGTAGATTTCCTCATCACTTAGCCATTCATTTTCACTGAACCATTTGGCATGTCTCTTCTGTTTTCTTGTTTTGCATTTTCTAAGTTTTTTGGGAAGACGCCGGGATTTCAGCATCACTATATTAACATTATAAAAAAATTTCAACATATAAACATAACACGCTACAGTTAGTATGGATCAGGATACATTACTATGAGTCAAGATATGAATGAATTCGAAGGATATTCTTTCTACGCAACTACAATACAAGCATCTATCTTCAAAAGTCTTATAGAATCAATCAAGGAAATCCTACCAGACACTACCATTGAAGTTTCAAATGAAAGTATTCGTGTACTTTCGATGGATCCAACACACTCCGCACTCGTACATTTGACTCTTGAATCAGAAAATTTCGAAAAGTTTCATTGTCTACAAAATCAAATTCTTGGTGTTAATATGGTAAACTTCTTCAAACTCATTAAGATAATCTCCACAAAAGATATCTTAACCCTGTTCGTAAAAAGCTCGGATCTTAATCATCTAGGAATACGGATCGAAAATCCAACTAAAAATACATCAACAACGTTCAAACTCAATCTTATGGATCTCGATAATAGTCTCATGCGTATTCCGCCCGCTAAATTTAAGAACATAATTACAATGAAGTCAACAGATTTCCAGAAAACTTGTCGAGACATGCTTAACATCTCGGACGAAATTGAGATCAAAACCGTCGATAAAACCATGGTACTTACGTGCCGAGGAACGTTTGCGGATCAAAAAACAGTAATCGGGGAGTCCACTACGAATGGTTTTCAGTTCTCTGTAACAGAAGAAGGAGATGATGAAGATAAAATTGTTCAAGGTATATTCAATCTCAAATATCTCACTTTATTTGCGAAATGTTCTTCTCTTTCTCCAAGTATCAATATTTTCCTGAAGAATAATTATCCAATTATCCTCGGTTATCGTGTAGGAAGTCTTGGATCACTTAAGATGTGCCTTGCTCCAAAGAATCAATCGTGAAAATCTTAACCTGTCATCTTAACCTGTATGATTTTCTTGAAAATGGTTGAAAAGACTTACTGGAAACATATAAAAGTAAAATATGTGATAATAGTAAAGATGGATGTAAAACTTCTTCGAAAAACCAAAACGAAGCTTAAGAAAGCTAAATATGAGATTCTCTTGAAGGTCGTAGACAAGCCTTCAACAAATGTCATTTTCACATCGATTTCGAATCCGAAAGAATTCTTCGATCGATTAAAAATATATGATGCTGTGAATACGAAATCTATTAACGAAACACTTAATGTTGATTCAATTGTGCTATTTATCATTCAAGCCATCCGCTCGAATAATTTATCAGATTTACCCGCATCTAAAGAATTCATCAATCATGCTGATATGTTTTACACGGATTTCTTCAATCTCTCGAAACTTGGCGAAAAATCTAAGAAAATATTTTCTCAGAAGATCTCTCAAATAAAAGAGAAAATTATTGAAAAGTCTGATATAAGTCTGATTGAAATCATCCAGGAACCAGAACAATTCACTAAAAAAGTAGATGAATATGCTAGCACGAATAAAGGCAATAAAGGTCAAGATACATTAAGTTTACACTGGAAAGATTCATCATACAGTCCAATTATGGCACTTTTCAATCATAATCAACAGTTTCAAAGAAGAAACATAAAACTTTACAATCGATGGAATGCCGAATACGAAAAAGTGAGGAAAGTAATAACCGACAAGTACGATCAAAATAAGCCTCAGACCGAAAGTCAGGATATCAAAATAACCTACGAAGATGCTGTGAAAATTAGAGACGCTCTGGAAGACGGCTCAGATATCAAGTTACTATTGACACTTTTAACTGATATGGCACCACTTCGTAGTGATTACGGCAATGTCAAATTGATCAAGTCTAAATCCGTTCCAAATAAATTCATTGATGAGAACTATATTCATAACGATGTGTTATATTTGAACAAATACAAGACGTCTGGAAAATATGGCCAGCTTGAAATTCCATTGAGTAAGATGGTTCTTTATCAACTCCGCTTATCGCTCAAAAAGAAACCACGTGCTTATTTGTTTTCTACGAGCGATAATAAGGCATACGTGGAGAAGTATCCAACATATTTTGAAAAGGAGTTCAACAAGTGGGCTAATTCGAATGTTCGTGCAGTTTTCAAGAATCCTAATATATCATTGACTTACTTCAGACATATTTTCATAAGTAGACCAGATCTAGGATTACTTACAAAAACAAATGCTGAAAAGAAGAAGATTGCAATCTTAATGGGACATTCGTTGACCCAGCAATCGAAATATTTATGGATCGAAGAAGACAAGGATTAGCTAGTTTTCTAATCTTTCTTCACACCAGTAAGAACGTCCTCGTATTTCTTAACAGTCTTTGTGATGATCTTGATGAGAGTCTTGAAGACTTT